GCACGCCGGTACTTTACTGGAAGGTTACGGTTCACTTTACCGTGGCGGTTCATCTAAGTCACCAACAGGAGGTGCTTAAATGTCTTTTTTAAAGCCAAAAGTTTATATGCCACCAGCACCACCACCACCTCCACCACCGGCATCTGCAAGTGATGAAGATACACAGCGCGCAGCGGCACTGGCTGGCGAGGCGGCGGCTGAACAGCGCCGTAGGCGTAAGGGCGCTGGGTCTACAATTGTGGCGGGCGCATTAGGTGGTCAACCAGGCGGCTCGGCAAGCGGCGGTAGTAAGCCTACATTATTGGGGTAATTCATGGACGATTTTGTTAAGAGTCTTGTAAAGCGGTATGAACATCTAAAAAACCGTAGAGGAAATTGGGATACGCATTATCAGGAATTAGCTGATTATATGCTGCCCAGAAAAGCGGATATTGTTCGCAAGCGTTCCAGAGGCGAAAAGCGGATGGAGCTTATCTTTGACGGCACTGCTTTACAGTCTGTTGACTTGTTGGCGGCTAGTTTGCACGGGATGCTGACTAGCGGTGCAACTCCGTGGTTTCACCTGGACATCAAAGACGCTGACTTGGGGCGTGATGATGATGTGCGTGAATGGCTACAAGACACCAGCACACGCATGATGCGGGCATTTAGCCACTCTAACTTTGAAACTGAAGTTCATGAGATGTACGTTGACCTGGTTGTGTTTGGCACAGGCTGTATGTTTGTTGAAAGCGACAAGGAAGCCTTACGGTTTAGCACCAGACATATCTCTGAGTTCTATGTACAGGAAAATCAGTTTGGTATTGTAGACACTGTATTTCGTGTTTACCGTTCCCCCGCCCGTCAAATTGTCCAGCGTTTTGGCGTAGACAATGTGACCGACTATATTCTCAAGGTATTCCAGGACAAGCCTGATGAGGAAATAGAAATTTTGCATGCTGTGGTTCCGCGAATTAACCGTGACCCTAACAAGCAAGACAATAAGAACATGCCTTACGCATCGTTTTATATTGATATGCAGACTAGCAACCTTCTTTCCGAAAGTGGTTTCCAAGAGTTTCCATATATTGTTCCGCGCTTTTTGAAGGCAACGGGTGAGACTATGGGGCGTTCGCCAGCAATGGTTGCGTTGCCTGACGTTAAGATGTTGAATCTTATGTCTAAAACAATCATTCAAGCTGCACAGAAACAGATTGACCCTCCCCTTCTTGTTCCTGATGACGGATTTCTTCTCCCAATCCGCACGCAGCCTGGCGGCCTCAACTTCTTTAGAAGCGGTACGCGGGACATGATTACCCCATTAAACACCGGCGCCAATATTCCTATTGGTCTTAGCATGGAGGAACAGCGCCGTGGTGCAATCCGTTCAGCGTTCTTTGTTGACCAGCTTCTAAGCGGGCAAACTCCGAATATGACTGCCACTGAGGTTGTTCAGCGACAGGAAGAACGCATGCGCGTTATTGGTCCTGTACTTGGCCGTTTGATGAACGAGATGCTACGGCCGCTAATCGACCGTGTTTTTGCGCTAATGTTGCGGTCTAACTTACTTGCCCAGCCACCTGAGATTTTGCAGGGGCGCGATGTAGATATTGAATATGTATCGCCATTAGCCCGGGCGCAGAAGTCAACTAGCCTTAATAGCACCATGAAGGCGCTAGAAATTCTAATGCCACTTGCGCAATCAATACCTGTTGGAGACCATATTGACCCTGATGGTCTTGTTCGTCATGTCACAGATGCGCTAGGAGTACCTAAGTCGGCGTTGCGCTCAGACCGTGAAGTTCAGGAAGTCAGAGAGGAACGCGCGCAAGCAGAACAGGAAATGATGGAACAACAGCGCGAACAGCAAGAAATGGCTATGGCCGGTCAAGCTGCGCAAGCTGTTAGGATGGTTAGCAAGTGAACAAAGAAATAGAAAAGATAAAAGACCTTTATAGACAGACATTTAGCACAGATAGTGCTGCAAAGGTTTTAGCAGACTTGGAGGCCCGCTGTAACTGGCGCGCCACAAGCTATGTGGCTGGCGATGCTAACGCCACAGCATTTGAAGAAGGGAAACGTGCTGTTATCCTTCACATTCACAATATGATGAAAGAGGAGTAATTATGTCTTTGGAAAACGCCGAACAGGTAGCCCAGCCTGAAGAAACACCAATGATGGAGACACCATCAGAGGTAGCACAAGGCGGGTCTGGTAACGAGTTTTTGAACATGATACCGGAAGAACTACGCGACCATCCAAGCATTTCGCCTATTAGGGATGTCGAAAACCTAGCCCGTTCCTATGTGAACGCACAGAAATTGATTGGTGCTGATAAGATTCCGCTGCCTGTCAATCCAACAGATGAGGACTTGGATAGAATTTATGACCGCCTGGGAAGACCAGCCTCGCCTACAGAGTACGGTATCCACGCAGACGGCAATATCATTACAGAGGATTTAGTAGCGGAGTATTCTGACATTGCGCATAAATTGCGTTTAACGCCAGAGCAAGCCAAAGGTGTACTCGATTACTATAAGAGTTCCGTTGAACAGACTGGTTCTGCGGCTTTAGAAATGGCAGAGGAAGCCCGTGAGTCAACTGTTAGCACTTTGCGCCAGGAGTGGGGTCGGGCGTTTGACCAAAAGGTAGAAGCTGCGGCAACGGTTGCCCAGGAGTTTGTTAGCCCGGACATGTTTAATCTGGAATTGTCTGATGGCTCGAAGCTTGGTGACAATGTTGAGTTTATTAAAGCATTTGCAAAAATTGCTGATTTCAGGCAATCTGTCACAAGTGAAGACACTGTGTCTGAGAACTCACAGTCTATGATGATGACTCCGGCACACGCAAAATCGCAAGTTGAGGCTATTATGGGTGATAAGACGCACCCTTATTGGGATAAGAAAAACCCAGGCCACGCTTCTGCGGTGGAGCATATGCAAGGTTTAATGGGGATGCTTCATGGATGAGCCATCCCAATTAGAGGTTAGAATGGATTGCTTGCGGCTCGCAGTAGAGTTTGGAAGTGCCAGAGACCTCAAGAATCCTCACTTACTCGCTGATGTGTATTACGAGTGGGTGACACAGGGTAGCGGGGAAACCCGTCCTGAAGACAGTCGGACAGACGACAGCCGAATGAAGGCTAAAAAATCTAGGGGCGTCCGAAAGGGTAGCGCGCTGCAAAGTTCAAATGTAAACGTGTAAACAGTAGGAGGACGATATGTCCACACAAGTAACCACGGCATTTGTGCAACAGTATTCTGCAAACGTGCAGATGCTATCACAGCAGATGGGTTCCCGTATGCGTGATGCAGTGCGTATTGAGAATGTTGTTGGCAAAAATGCCTTCATTGACCAAATCGGTTCAGCTACAGCCCAGGTTCGTACAACCCGCCACGCTGACACACCACAGATTGACACCCCACACTCACGGCGTCGTCTGACACTTGCCGACTATGAGTATGCAGACCTGATTGATGACCAGGATAAAGTACGCATGCTTATTGACCCAACATCAGCATATGCGATGGCAGCCGCCGCCGCGATGGGTCGTGCGATGGATGATGTAATCATCACCGCTGCACTCGGTACTGCCGCAACTGGCGAGACAGGTTCTGGTTCTGCTACCATCAGCAACACCATTGCACAAGCCAACACAAACTTGACCCTCGCAAAACTGCGTGAAGCTAAGTTCCTGTTGGACTCAGGCGATGTTGACCCGTCAATCCAGCGTTACATTGCTGTTGGCCCAAGCCAGATTCAGTCTTTGCTTGCCGACACAACTGTAACAAGCAGCGACTTCAACACCATCAAAGCACTTGTACAGGGTGAGTTGGACACATTCATGGGCTTCAAGTTCATCATGTCAAACCGCCTGACAACAAGCGATGGTTCTGAGACAGATGATGTCCGTAACTGCTTTGCATGGGCAGAAGACGGTATCACTCTTGGTATCGGCAAAGATGTTTCTGCACGGATTGATGAGCGCGCTGATAAGAGCTATGCAACTCAGGTTTACTATTGCATGACTCTCGGTGCGGTTCGCATGGAAGAAGCAAAGGTCGTACAAATCGACTGTGACGAGTCACCTGACTAAGAACATAGTGGGGGCGGTACGCCGCCCCCTCTTTACTTGCGGAGGGATAGGTTATGAAGCCATGCGGTGATTTCCGCTGGGATTTGGAAGTTGGTCAATTAGCTGAACAATGGCTAGGTGACATATTAAATGGCAACACCATAGAGGTGAAAAGAGATTTCAGGGCTTCACAAACGGGGAATGTGTTTGTGGAGTTTTTTTGTAGAAACAAACTGTCTGGCATAGCAACTACGCAGGCAACGCATTGGGCGTTTAT